AAGGTTCCAGGCTTTGGACAGTATAGAAAGGACAATATTGCAGATATTGCTAGTTATACGGGAGCTACAATTATATCCAATACAAACAATTCTCAATTAGGTATAGGAGTACTAGGTAAAACTAAAAACTTTGAAGTAGGTAGGACAACAACTGTACTAGGTAGACATGATAGTATAGATGTAAGACAAAAAATTAAAGATATAGAAGCATCTTTAAAGGTGGCTAAAATATCAGATTACGATAGGGAGTTTCTTGTAGATAGAATAGTTAATCTTACAGGTACTCTTTCTATTATTAAAGTAGGAGGTAAATCTGAAATTGAAATGAAAGAGACTAGAGATAGAGCAGAAGATGCAGTATTAGCTGTTAAATCTGCAATGGAAGAAGGCATTGTTGAAGGAGGAGGAGTAGCATTAGTAAGAGCTTTTACTGCATTAAAGAGTACAAAGAATAATAAAATATATAAGACATTACTTAATGTATTAATGACCCCCTTTTCTCAAATATTTATAAATTCTAGTGGATTAATTAACAAAGATTTCAAGGGTAATAGATTTGATAATAACATTATTGATCCTTTGAAAGTAACGAGGTGTGCACTTGAAAATTCAGCTTCTGTGGCTAAGACTATTTTATCTACCGAAGCAGTAGTACTAAATGAACATCTATGGAATTAAAACTCAATAAATATCAAACATCTGTAAATGATGCACTAAAAGATTCATTACACAGTGAAGTTTGGGAAGAGGTATTAGATTACATATCAACAGTTAAATTTATCAAGAACCTAATAGCCCCTGAGAAAGAAAGAGGATTTATTAAAGAAAGACCTATAAAAACATATTTAAATGATGATGAGGAACCTATTGATTATGAGGATGGAAGAAAAGACATAAATATAACTAATCCTCATATATTAGAGGATATGGATTTCTTTAGAGAGAGAGCAATATTCTTTGAAGTTAATAAAAAATATACTAACTTATTACCTAATAGTAATCCTAAATCTGATTATGCATTATTTTGGAAGGAGGAATTATATAGATGGAAGTATGGATTAGTACGTCCTGATGGGGAATGGATTCCTGGGCTGTTATATTTCTATTGGAACTATGCTCCTATATGGGTTGTAGAAAAAACTGATGGAATAAAAGGTAATAAACAAGGAGAAAGGGTAAAGAAATTTCCCAAACCTTGGTTAGGAGACTATTTATTCTTTCACTATGTAACTGCAGCACAGGAAAAAGGACAACATTGTAAACTTCTAAAAACTCGTGGTTGCGGATTTAGCTTTAAAGCAGGTATGTGGTCACCAAGAAATATGTATGTTTTACCTGGATCTGGTAATCCTAATTTCCACTTAGCGTCTGATAAAGGATTCTTATCTGGAGATAAAGGTATGTGGGGTAAGGTATTAGATACATTAGACTGGATAGCAACGCATACTCCACTTCCTCGTATGAGACTAGTAGATAAGAAAAATGATATGACAGTTCAGATTGGGTATGAAGATGAATATGGCTCACGTAAGGGACTATTATCTTCTGTCTTTGGTATATCATTAAAAGATAATCCTGATAAAGCTAGGGGTATTAGAGGGCCTTTCATACACTATGAAGAAGATGGGTTGTTCCCTAACTTAGAAAAGGCATGGAATGTTAACAGAAAAGCTGTAGAAGATGGAGGCATAGCCTCTGGAATTATGATAGCAGGTGGATGTTTAACAGAAAATAATTATGTATGGGATAATAAAGGAAATTTAATTAAAATATCTGAATTAAAAAAAGAAAATGGTATTATAGGTTTTGATAAAAATACACAATCCTTATCTAAAGAAAATATAACATATTGGCAACCACCTACAAAAAAAGAATGTATTAAAATTATTACTAACACAGGTAGACATATTGAATGTAGTTTAGATCATCCTATTTTATGGAGTCACAAGTCTTTAAAACAGATGAAAGAATTACCATCTATTAATAATAAAAGAAAAAGGCAATCTATAAAGAAAGTAAAATTTAAAGAGGCTGGTCTTATTAAACTAGGAGAACAATTAGCTACTATTAATGAAGTTCCTATTTTTTCTAATAAAGAAATGTGGGAACCTAGATTAATTGGATGGTTAATTGGTGATGGTAGTTATGGAATTAATAAAACCCCAATATTATCTAATTGTGAGGGTGAAATAAATAGTTATCTACATAATCAATTATTAGAAGAAGTTGTTACAGAAAAAAGTTATATAACTAAAAATAATAAACAATATGAAGAAAATAGGATAAAAGGTATTTGTAAAAAATTAAGAAAGCTAGGTATATATGGACAAACAAAAGATAAAAAAACTTTACCTATAAATATACACTCTTATTCATTAAATACTATTACAGAATTATTAGGTGGATTTTTTGATGCAGATGGTTATATTAGTAAAAAAGGTTCTATATCATTATGTTCAGCATATAAAAATTTATTATTAGAAGTTCAATTATTATTACAAAAGCTAGGAATACATGGAGTTATACATTTTAAAAAACCTAACTTTAAAAATCCAATTGATAGAAATGGATGTTATAATTTAGAAATAAAAGATAAAGATAGTGTATTAAATTTTCAAAAATATATACAATTATTTCCTAGTGAAAAATATAATAGATTAAAAAATATTCATAAATTATATGAAAATAAAAAATCTCAAAATGCATCTCATTTACCAGGAATAAGATTTGAAAGAGTTATTTCTATAGAAAATATAGGTTTACAATCAGTATATAATTTAACTGCTGGTAATACTAATACTTACATTGGTAATGGTATTATAACTCACAATACTGGAGGTACAGAAGGTGCTTCATTTGAAGGATCTGAGAAACTATTCTATAAACCTGAAGCATATAATATTTATGGTATACCTAATGTATTTGATAAGAATACTAACGGAGATACTATATGTGGATTCTTTTGGGGAGCCTATCTTAATCGTAATAGATGTTATAATGAAGAAGTAGGAGAACCTGATGTAATTAAAGCTTTAATAGAGATATGTAAAGACAGATTTATAGTTAAGTATGGAGCTAGTGATGCTAGAGCTATTACTCAGAAAAAGGCAGAAGAGCCTATTACTCCACAAGAGGCAGTGATGAGAACTTCTGGTACTATATTTCCTGTAGCAGATCTGAAGGAGCATATAGAAAATATAATGCCTAGGAAAGAAGCTTTCTTAGCAGAGCACTATGTAGGAGACTTAATATACGATGGGCTTGGTAAAGTTATATGGAAGCCTAATGCTGATATACATCCTATTAGAAGTTATGATTTCTCAGGAGGAGATAGAACAGGTGCATTAGAGATATTTGAAATGCCAAAGACTAATGCTAATAATGAAATAGTAAGAGGTAGATATATAGCAGGAATTGACCCTATTGATGCAGATGCAGGTACTTCATTATTTAGTATGATGGTAATGGATACTTTTACAGATAGAATAGTTGCAGAGTATTCTGCTAGACCTAGAACTGCTAAGATTGCTTATGAACTGTGTTTAAAAGTATTAAAGTTCTATAATGCTGAAGCTAATTATGAAAGTAACTTAAAAGGGTTATTCTCTTACTTTGATAGCCAGAATGCATTATATCTTTTATGTGATACACCTCAGATATTAAAGGATATGGAACTTATGAAGGGTCCTACCTTATCTGGTAATAGGGCTAAAGGATCTAGAGCTAATCAACAAGTTAATGCTTGGGGAAGACTATTACAAGCAGACTGGATGAATGAAATGGCACACAGTAATGATGATGATGATGAGCGTAGAAACTTACATAGGCTAAGAGGCTTAGCTTATATAGAAGAAGCTATATATTGGAATCCTGATGGTAACTTTGATAGAGTATCTGCAGGTATTATGTTGTTTATATTAAGAGCAGATAGATATAAAGTAACTCAATCAGTTAAAGAAAATCAGTTTAAGAACACTAATACACTAGCTAATGATAAATACTTTTCTAAGAATTATACTAAAAAGAGATAACGCTATATTAAAATGATTTAGAGATTAATATATTACTATTTTATAGTTGTTTTTAAAGATAAAATATGCTATATTAGTAAGTTTAACAAAAAGACATGACTAAAACAAATAATTCAAAACAACCAAGACAAAGGATTGCTTTTTCAAGGAAGACAAAGGATTGGAGAATATCTAATATTGATTTTGCAAATAAATATTCTTTTTATCATAGTGCAGGAGTAAGACAAAGCCTTAAGAATAAGGTTGTTAATCTGAACTTATACAATGGTATAGTAGATGTCAGAGATATGACAGAAGTAGTAAATCCATATCAAATGGAAGCTTCTTATATACCTGATAATATACCCCATCATCCTATAGTAGTACCTAAGATAGATTTATTAGTGGGAGAGGAGACTAAAAGACGATTTGATTATAAAGTACTTACTACTAATCCTAATGCAATATCTAAGAAAGAGGAGGATAAGAAGGACTTCTTAATGCAAAAGTTTACAGAGTATCTTAAATCTAACTATGAAAAAGAGGAACTAGATAAGAAGCTTACAGAGCTAGAAGACCATATGAAGTATACTTGGCAAGACATCAGAGAAAAGATGGCTACTCAAATACTTAAACATTACTATAGTGAGCAAGACTTTTCTACTATATTTAATGAGGGATTCAAAGACGCTCTTATTATGGCAGAAGAGATTTATCAAATAGATATAGAACACAAAGAACCAGTACTAAAGAAATTAAACCCTTTAAAAGTAAGATGTGTAAAATCAGGTAACTCTGATAGAATTGAAGATTCTGATATTATTATTTTAGAGGATCATTGGAGTCCTGCAAGAGTAGTAGATGTATTTCATGATGAATTAAAACCTAAAGATATAGATGAATTATTAGATTATAATACTTCATCAGGACAAGGTAGCTATGATGATGATGATAATAATCATGTATTGTTACAGGACTCATTAGGTACGGGTGCTGATTCTGTTATGGACTCTCTATTTGAAATGGCAGAAATTAATGGTCATACATTTGGTAATAACTATACGGATGAAGAGGGCAATATAAGAGTATTGGCAGTATATTGGAAGTCATTAAAGAAAGTCTATAAAGTAAAATTTTATGATGAGTATGGAGATGAACAATCTAAGATAATGTCAGAAGAATATATCATTGATGAAAATGCAGGGGAGGAATCTACTACGCTATGGATCAATGAGATGTGGGAAGGAACTATGATAGGTAAGGATGTCTATGTTAAAATGAAGCCTAGAACTATTCAGTATAATACAATTAATAATCCTTCTTATTGTCACGCAGGTATTATAGGTAAAATATACAACACCAACCAAGGTAAAGCTGTATCACTATTAGATAGATGTAAGAATTATCAATATTTATATGATGCCATTTGGGATAGACTAAATAAAGCTATATCTACTAATTATGGTAAGATATTTGAATTAGATATTTCCAAAATTCCAGATAACTGGGAAATGGAGAAATGGATGCACTTTGCTGTTACTAATAAGATAGCTGTTATTGATTCTTTTAAAGAGGGAACTCATGGAGCTTCTACTGGTAAATTAGCAGGTAATATGAATACTCAAGGTGGTAGAGCCATTGATATGGAAACTGGTAATTATATCCAACAGCACATACAATTACTTGAATTCATTAAAGCAGAAATGGGAGAAATCTCAGGAGTATCTGCACAGAGACAAGGGCAAATTGAGAATAGAGAAACTGTTGGAGGAGTTGAAAGATCTGTAGCACAGTCTAGTCATGTAACTGAATATTGGTTTAATAAACATGAAAAGACTAAACTTAAGGTTCTTACTGTATTTCTAGAGACTGCTAAAATAGCATTAAAAGGAAATAATAAGAAAACTCAGTTTATTCTAGATGATTTATCTGTTCAGATGCTAAACCTTGATGGTGATGCCTTTGCAGAAGCGGATTATGGTATAGTATTGACTAGTTCATCTAAATCTATGGAAATGGAACAAGCATTAAAACAACATGCTCAAGCCTTTCTACAGAATGG